AAATAAAAAAACCACCTTTCGGTGGTTTATACGACACTGCTTATCATTGATATTATTCTTTGTTTCCCATGGTAGCCGGAGTGGGACTTGAACCCACACAGCGCGAACGCCGAGGGATTTTAAATCACGCGTGTTATCTATAATAATCAAATACATACGCTTATTTTTCGCCATTAATTCATAATTTTTAGATCAGAAGAATCAACTACTTACGGGTATCGAAAAGTCATAATGGCGAAACTTTTTCGTGCCGCGCACCAACATGGGGTGTCGGGGGTCGGAGGTTCAAATCCTCTCGTGCCGACCAAAAACACATTGAAAACCAGCCTTTTATGGCTGGTTTTTTGTTGCCATAAAATTAAGATGGCGAAACGATGGTGAAATGATGGCTTAACCCTGCTTTAAATAGCTGGGCAATCATCGTTCCCGATCCTGTTAAGACTATGCGTCAGCACGCCAAAAACCTCCACGTCATCCAGCGCGTCGCCTTCTATAGCTTCACCATCTTCAGTGATCAATGCCGACCCGTATAGCTTTGCAAACTCGTTCCTGTTATCCATTCTTACCAGTAGCGTATCGCCCTGCTCTGGCCTCATGGCAACGTTAATGACAGCCCAGCCGCATGACGTTTCTATTACCCTGCAATTCCCGTCAATTCCGCACAGCAGATCGATGGTCAATCGTTGTTCCTGGTAATCCATAGCAGGTGAAGGAAACCCCATCAGAAAACCCTCCCCATGTTTCGCAATATCCAATAACGGTTATCGCTTCCGTCTGTAGTTTTGTCGGCGAAGTCAGGCTGGTTACGTTCAATCCATGCGTTTGCATCGCCACGGCTGAAGTGCCAGTTCTTCTCTCTTAACTTGAAAATGAATACGTCTGTTCGAAGACAGAGATAGCCTTTTATATTCTGCTGTATAGCCTCAGTAAAGGCGGCTCTGATGTCTGCTTGACGGGGCATATTTTCCTCACAACAAATACTGTACATGCATACAGTATAGCTACTTTGTAGGAACTTCAACCATTAACTATTCATTGAGTGTAAATGCTTGTTGGGGGTAGAATTTCTTTATAAGGAGATTACATGCTCAAAATTTTAACTATGGTTGCTCTTTCAGCCAGTTTTTTTGCTCACGCAGACATGTACACTGATTTCAAAGGCGATGAATCAGCAGGAAGTTTTTACGGTGTCACCAATAAACTGATTCACATGAGACTTTCGCAGATTGATGATGAGGAAGCCAGTAAGACGATCATCATGTTTGGCGACTCCATAACCCAGGGACTCAATCCAAATGGGTTACATTTTGACTATGTTAATGCCGGTATCGGCGGGGATACAGTTCACGGCATTAAAGCACGGGTTAAGAACGAAGATCTAAGTAGATATCGGGCCGTTTTCATTGAGTCTGGCACCAATAATTTATTGATGGGTGAGATCGGATCGCAGGTTGGTGACGAGATAGTCGAGATGATTGAGTATGCAGCTCCGAAGTCGAAGAAGCTGTATGTCTCTCAGGTCTTCGTGCCGAACAGGGATAAGATAACTCACATCGCAAAAGACGCTCCGCTTGCAGACTATAAAATAAAGCTGACCTGCGCGAAGTTTAAAAACTGCGTTGTAGTTCCACTCCCGGCTGGTGTCATAGGTGACAATGGGATCAAGCCTGAATACTCACTCCCAGACTCAACTCATCTTAACGGTAAGGCTTACGCATTATGGAAAGATGAGCTCAATAAAGCTATGGCTAGCTTCCCATATTCAGTGTATTACAAATACTTCAAGTAGGGGCCAGAGGCCCCTCTTCTAATTCAGAAGCTGACCAGCAATCTTATCGACAAGATATGCAGAAGATGCAGGCGTAAGGTGTCCCCAGTCAGCGGCAGATAAGTCTTTCACCCCGTCACCGACCCTGGTTATACATCCCTGCTCGTTACACATCTCATTGAGGGCAGAAATGTACTTCACCCCATGAGGCTCAAGGCCAGATTTGAGCGCCTCATCCCATGCGAACATGCTTTTATCAAGTTCAAAGTCCATATACTTTGGCGGGTAAGTATGGAACTCATCCCAGTATTTCAGCATTACTGCGACAAGGTTTTGTTTCCACTGTGGTACCGGACCGATAACAATGATTTTCGACTCCGGGGAAACCCGCCTGATACGATTTATGGTATCAAGAATACCCGCCACCGCTTCCTGTGGGATCTGGATTGAGTTAACACCTGTCATCATCCAGGTTATCACAACGCGCTGAGGCTTCATCGCTGCAACGATATCAAGCTTCTCCTGATTGACGGTAATCATGTCTTTTTTGTTATCAGCCAGGGTGGCATTACGGAAGAAAGGCGCACCATTTCCATCAGTAAACTGCTCGATAGAAAATTTGTGATGATCACTCTTCTGAAGTGCAACGAGACCTGGATAAAGAGCGCCTGCGTAGGAGTCTCCCCACAGGAATATTTTGTTGTCCCCGTTCTCTGCGCACTTTTCGAGTCGCTGCTGCTGGCTCATCTCAATTGGTGATGAGTGACATACTCCGTTTCGCCAGACGTCAGGTATTCCAAAGAAGGAATATACGTTTTTAATCTGGGTCAAATCATTAATTTTCCCGTCATAACGAGATGGCAGCCCTTCACTTTCATACACCGAAGCACCAGAAATCATCACAACGCAGAAGGATGCCAGCAACGCGTGACGGCGAACAAAGTTATGATTAAACCTTTTGTTTTTATCTCCGCGAAGGCGGTTCTCAATAAAGAAATAAGAGAGCCATCCAAGCACGACTGATACAACGATCCCTATGAGCGCAGCGGGAATACCAGCTATCTCGTTCTGAAGCATGTAAACCACAACTGGCCAGTGCCACAGATAGATTGAATACGATGTGGTTCCCAGGAACTGGCATATACGATTGTTCGTCAGCACGGAATGTTGCCTGTTTGCGGCCAGTATCATGCATGCACCTAACACTGGGACAATGGCAAGGTAACCAGGCCATGCAACACGTTCGCTCATCCAGATATATGAAGCGATCACCAGGATAAAGCCAGATGCTTCTGTAAAACGAGCTCGTTTGGCTGATAATGATGGCGGGAACAGGCAGACAAGGCCGCCAGCAATCATTTCCCAGGCGCGCGCATGGATGAGATAAAAAGCTGAACTTTGATGTGCTGCGGGGGTTAGAGCTGAAATCAGATAGGAAATGGCACAGGCGATCAATAATCCTGTCCCTAAATTTTTTCGACCGACGGCTTTAACAATACCCAGAATGATGAACGGATACAGCAGATAGAACTGCCATTCAACCGAAAGAGACCAGGTATGTAACAGCCATTTAGTATGCGAGGATGCATCAAAGTAACCGGACTCGAGCCAGTAAACTCCATTCGATATGAAAAGCAGGCTACCTATAACGTGCTTGGCGAGTTGCATGAGCCCTATCGGGGATAATTTAAAAACACCGTAGATGAGCAATCCTGCGCAGAGAAACGCCAGCGCCGGGATGATTCTTCGACCACGATCTAAATAAAACCCCCAGACGGATAGTTTTCCGGCATCATATCTTCCTACTATAATCCTGGTCATTAAATAACCGGATATAGCGAAGAACACATCGACGCCAGCAAATCCTCCGCTGAGCCAGGATGGGTTGAAATGGAAGATCACAACAGCAATAACAGCGAAGGCTCTTAGACCATTTATATCATATCGGAAGTTCATTTACGCAGCCCCAACTATTGATGATATAATCAAATCTGCATTTGATGAAATTGATACCATTTTGAGTCCATTTCTAAGTTTGTTATTGTTTACATCTAATATAATAATTCCTGACTTTGATTTACACATATAAACATCATTAACTGCACAATAAACTTCAGATAAAACATCTTTCGTTGATGCTAAAACATTAAATTTTTCATTTGAAATTACCGGTATATACCCGCGTTTTGTCCCATTACCACTTAATAAAATTGAATAACCACCATTTTTTTCAATGACTGTCATAGGTGATTTAGAGCCGATAGATATAGAGTTTAACTTACTCTCAAAACCTTTTTCTAGATAACAAGGATTCAAAAAAGCCATAGCCATATTATAACCAAACTGTTTATAGTTATAATCAGACAGATGGGCACCATCTGGCACAACATCTTTGATGCCAAACATAGAAGAGTCAAGATAAGTGAATTCAAATTGGTCTATGCATTGTGACATCGATTCTGAAGCAACAGACCTCATCTCTTCTGCGTATAATTTTAATCTAGCAGAGCGCTCAATGTTACCAAAATAATGCAACCCCATAATGTTTGGTGTTACAAAAACAACTGCAACTCCATTCTCATTGAATTTTTTAACGACCTTCCTTAAATTGTCTGAATATTCTCGTAATGGTATGTTTTTAATCATGTCATTTATACCATAATTTAAATATATCGCATCAGGTTTTAAAGCTGCCTTTGTATTTATCGAGCTACCAGACCCGTCATCACCTGAAACAAACTGTGAAAGAGTTGTTCCAGATATGCCATTATTTACAACATTTATCTTTCCTGAATAAACTTCACCTAAAGCCTGGCCGAGTATTTTTGGCGCGTTATAATCTGATTGTTTTGTCAAGTTAAATGGGGTTGCTCCCCACATCACTGAGTCTCCGTAGCAATGGATTGTGACCCCATCACCACTGATTAATTTTGCCATAACTTCATGCGTCAGGGTGCTGTTAGTCGCTGTAGTTGGACTGATATGACCTTGTTCAGACGAGGCCGCCCTTGAAGGTTGAGTAAAGGCTAGCACTCCTACTCCAGCGGCTAATACCTTCCAAAAATCTCTTCTTCTCATAGAAATCACCAAAAAATTTTTGATGATTATATTATAATTCAGTTGTAAAAAGAAGATCCCATCCGTGGGTATTTGACTGCCACTTATAAGTTTAAATCAACATTTAATAATTACTAAAACCATGTAGAAACATGAAAAAATAATTCATCTTAGCTAAATTATGAGCTGAGCATTCTGATTACATAATTCTGTCCTACTCCATGAACGTACATATTAGGAAGTGGCGTGGTGGTTGCTGGCAGTGTTACAGACAAACTTCCAACAGTAATAACCATACTCTTATCATCTAAATACCTTATTAGGCAGTTATAACAACCTGCCGTCACAGTAGCGCCTATGGTAACAGAAGATTCTCCAGCGCGAGCGGCAGTTAATACGCCTCCTAATGTGTAATTTATTATCATCAGGTCAGTACCGTCAGTAGCAGCACGCAACCTTAAGGCTATACCTGATGAAAACAGGTTAAGATTAACTGAAAGCTCTGTATTCTTACAGAATGGAACATAAGAATAAGGAAGTTTTCCATTTATATCATTTGATACCGTCGCTTCTACTCGGGGAATTAAACCGTAACCGGCTAATGCAAAATCTGTCCCGGTTCCACCCATTGAAGTATTAGACAGCATGCCCATGCAGTGTAAACCTGCAAACAATTTACATCTCACCGGTACATGGATTCCCTCCCAGTCAATAGTTGCTAGGTTGCTGTTTCCCTGCTCTATAGTACCAGCATATTGATTAGTTTGGATTCCATTATCGTATAATGTTGATCTTGTTCCAGAGTTCCACTGAGTTCCGTAAAGTGCTAAAACAGTGTCATCGGTTGGATTGTCTAAAAGCACAGCTAAGTTAATACCCGTATTAGTAGCGCCACGAGTTCCTACGATAACACCACCAAAGCGCCGGAAAGGAAGATAGTCAGTGCGATACTGTTTTGAAGAGCCAATATTATCAAAGTAAGTTGCATTGCTGAAACCTTGTTTATCACCAGCCTTACATAAAGGTTTAGCATTTACAAAAGGTATAGCCATATTACGACCAGCCATCGCATAAGCATCACTTGATGGGTGCGCGCCATCCGGCACCAATTCAATAGGTGAATACATCCTGGTTGTTTTATGAAAATAGTAATACTGGTCTACAAGATCAACTTTCATCGATCGTGCGACATCGCGTATAACATTTACGTATCGCTCAAGCCTTTTAGATTTAGTTTCGGTAATTAGACCACCACCTGTATCAAGAGTTGTTGCAGGGTTTATATTTGGAGTACAGAGCACTGGTATTTTATTAACGCCACGAACAGCACTTACGAAAGTTATTAAATCAACACGGAATTGATCAATGCTTAAATCAAGCTGACTATCGTTAATTCCGTGATTACAATATATAACGTGTGCCGTGGATGTATTTAAAGAATCCAAAAATGTAGGAGACGCACCATCCGTACCTGAAATCATCCCCCGTAGAGTTGAACCAGATATACCGAAGTTGTTAATTGTACATGCAACACCGAATAGATTTTGCAGCGTTGTTGTCAGAGTTACAGTAGGTCGTTGTATATCCTGCCCAGAACCGCCTGATACAACACCATACATAGTTGAATCACCACGACAATCAGCAGTTATAGCCAATCCTTTAGCTAAACGAGTAGCTGCCAACTCATAACAACTTTTAAAGCTAGGATAGTTTCGTTTATTTATAGTTTGATTAGTAGCATCCAAATCAGATTGCTTGGCCGCACCATTAACGAAACTTACACCTTCTGGACCAGCAAGATCGTTACGAAGAGCAGTATCTCCAACACTCAACCACTTACCTGGACCGATGCCGCCAGTAGATTCCGGTGTAGAAGATGGTGGCACAATTTTCCCACCAGCAGGAAAGCTACCGGTCCATTTGTAATACGTGTTGTTGGCATTATTCAGCAGAGCTTCATTCAGGTTAACTGTAGCACCAGTGGTGAAGCTAACCCCAGACAAAGTAATGATCCCGTATGAAGCTGCAGCATCGGCAACCATTACTTCAAGCCCATACCAGGTACGACGTCCAACACCAAAACGGTCTATCCATATAGCCTCTGTAAGGCTGTTCAATGCAAAATCATAATTCTGCGCGTTGTCGTACAAATCGCGAGGGTCAGTGGAACCAATCGGATTGCCTGTGTTATAGGTTGTCATAGCTTCCTCAGAAATAAAAAAACCCGCCGAAGCGGGTTTGTTATTAACTATTATCTAAGCGACATCGCCGGGGTAGCTGGCATCGTCGTACTGATATTTTGCTGGGTTGTACTGGATTGCCGTCACATCATTCGTTCCGTCACTTCCCGGTGAGATCTCACCAATAAGAGCGTCATAACCAACGCGGGTTGAAGAACAGAACATCAGACGTGGTGGCTCAACAGTAGGATCGCCCATTATCCATGTTTCTGGAGATAACGAGCTGCTGTAAGGGACGGTAAGTGTGAAGTCATCTATCCTGGTAGGGATAAGCAGCGGTGATGCCATTCCCTCCTGATCACGAACAACTACACGCGGGCTGGGGAATGTCCAGTCAGGTGCTTCACTGAGTGTCAGCGTTATGATGCTGCTGTTATAACTCATCTTCTCAATCAGGCAACTCAGCGTCTGATTACCAGGTATATCATCCGTGAAAATCACCCTGTCCATAAACTCATAGCAGAGCGCGTCCATTTCAGTCGATGTGTCATGGGAGAGGCGCTGTAGCTGATACCCAAGTAACCGCCGCATTCCAATACGATACGCTCTATCCTGGTTAAGCACGCCGTCAAGCTGAAAGTTTTCAACTTTTACTGGCGTAGGGTTACCAGGCAAACGGCATTGCACAGTTTCTTCTGCCCAGGAGAGCTCATTGATATAGGTAACATCAACGCCGTCATAATCATCTTCATTCGGTGCTTTGAATGAAGTCGTCAATTCAGCTGTTGTTTCCTGTGGCGTGATCATACCCGTCCATGGTTTTACCCCTTCCCTTCCCGCTGATGCCATTCCGTCAGAAAGAAGGAAGTAACCCATTCCTGCATTAGTGATCGTCTTCAACATTTCCAGAGCAGAAACCGTATCCGTTGTGGCAAAGTCAAAAGTCTCTCCGCGCGGGGTCCAGTAGTTTGCTTCAAGAGAATCTATCGCAGTTCGGTCAATTTCATTATCACTATACCCAAGCGACTTGAGCACATGATACAGGGCTGCGCTGATAGTTCTGGAACTTCCTTCGTCATACTGACGTATAGGTGTTACATTTACTCGCCTGTCAGACTGGGCCCCCAATCTGTTTCCTGTTCTGATGCTCAGAGCTATCGTCGTGATATCACGATAGCTCGATGGCCTTTTAGGTAAGCGTGAACGTAGCGCCTGCCAGTAGACCTGATCGCGCGTTGAACCACCTGCCGGTGATTCTTTCCTTCGCATACGGATTTCATACTGACCAGGAGAAACATCGATCACTCTGGTAAAACCAATCTGGTCTTCAACGCTCCTTGTGTATTCCAGCTCTAAAGTTGTCCAGCCGACGGCACCGGCAATCCGGTATTGAATATAAATTCCAACCGTTTTAGATCTCTTTTTACCCTTACTGTTGTATTTTGCCAGGCCATTCTGAAAGTTAAGATTAACCTCAATGCGGTTTGTCGTTTCGCCATCAGGGCAAGTTAGAAATGGTCCTATCCAGTCATAGTCATCGTTTACGCCGGTAACTGAACCATCAAGTACTGTACGCTGAATAAATCCAGGCCATGTAGGATCGTCAGTGGCGACCGTATTGCCCGAACCATCAGTTGTAACTTTCACCCGGCTGACAGTGATAGTTAATCCAGAAATAGCCGTAATTTTATAGCTGTATTCAGTGGGGTATAAGGTCAGCCGCTGAGCACCAACAGGTATCCCAGCAAACTTAGTGCCGGTAGCTGAATCATAGGCGAGGCGAATGCTTGCTGGAACAGCAGCAGTGCCACCAGTTGATTTAACCCCTGCAGTATCTACAGGAGAGCTACCAAATACACTTACCGGCAATGCGCTATGTGTTATTGAGCCACCAGCAAAAGGGCTGCTTTGTTCGTCAATGACCACTCTTCCAGAATTATCCCGCGCCCTTAAACCTGAAGCACCAAGCTGGCTGGTTATGGCATTAACAAGTCCGCTCATCGTTACATAATTACTGGTCAGGGAAATTGTATACGTTATGGTTTTCCAGGTTATTGTGAAGGTCTGAGGGGTGCTGCTGAAATCATAAGTAGTTGGTGAAGCGCTGGCCGCAATACTCGCTGTGCTTCCACCTACCCCAGGTACCGCTGGAACTGCTGGGCTATATGCAGCAACGAACAAATCAAACGTATCGTTATTCACCTCAAGCGTCATGGCCATCCCTACTACCGGAGCCATCTCCGACACTGAGCCATAAATTACGCTGTAGCCGTTGTTGATATCGATGGAATACGTATCAGGTGCTTCAATATCAATGATGGTGCCGGTGGTCCAGGAAGGAGGAATTTCTGTATCTTCAGAACTGGATGATGAACCAATCAAAGTAACCGTATTGGTATTAAATAAAATAGCCTCTGAGACAACGCTTACTGTCTCAGGACCGCTTGAACCAAGATCAAGACCAGCAGTCCCTGAGGTTGTATTTCCCACCTCTGGTGAGTTGAACCAGTTTTCGGTCCGGGTATCGGCAGATACATCCGCGCCAGGCGGATAGATGGTATAAGAAACATCTTCCCCAAAAGCAGCGAACGGGGTATTACCAATACGCATTTCTGTCGCAGGAAGGGAAAAACGGCCAATACCGATATTGAGGAACATACTGGTGATCATGTCTTTTTCATTAACGAAACGACTTACCGGCTGTACAACGTAATCTGGCCATACGCGGTACTTACCGAAAATTTCACGAATTGGATCACCGAGTTTGGCGGTATTCGCTTTCGCCGGGTTGAGGTCAATCTGATCGCCATTACCAGGCTGGCTGTAACCGCCAGTTTGCATATTGCTCATCATAAAGATGGAATACGCAGCACTCGCCACCGCAACCGCAACTGCGGCCCATGCAGCTATCTCCAGACCTGTACCGTATGGCACTGGATAGATTTTAACGTCAGTTTCCGGGTGAAGAATCAAGCCTTCCCACTGGTCTGGTGGCACTGGCTTGTTGTTTACTTCAACTGAAATTGGGTGTTCTCTTTCGAGAGTCCACCCTTCAACGTTTTCAGTTAGCCAACCAGAAAGGCTTACGTCACCATGCTCGTGAGTTTCCAGCGGTTCACCTGGCAGCCTTGACGGGTAGATTCTGATTGTCACTGGTAATACTCCACTTTCACAAAACGACGCTCAAAGCGTGACAGGGGGAGGAATGTGACGTTGGATTTAGGGTTGCACTCAGCAGCATAAAGAGAGCCGCCAATATCCACGACAATAGCTACATGCGTTACCATCCCACCCGTATAGCAGGCAATCCCCGCCCCTGGTGTTGGATCGCATTTTGTGAGCTCTGACATCAGCCCTCGCGCTTCTCTGTCAAGGCCGTCATTATCTTTTGTTACCCCGGCGAACTCAGGCCACAGAGGTAAATTAAGGTCACTACGGATTTCGTTCACTATCCCGAAACAGTCAAGTTCAGGGTAAACGCGGCCGCCCTTCAGCCAGGTGACTGAACGGTATTTATCTGGATCAAACATGAGCAGTCCTTACGTCAGATAACGAAGACCAGGGAAGTCAGGGAGTGTGTAACGGTAACGGGGCCACGCGGTATCAAGGATATTCATATAGCCTGCTGTAATCTGCACCTCGGTAGCAGTCCATGACCCGCCTTTAATCGCCAGCGTATAAGGAGGTGCAGCGGGTGCGGTAAGGTCAGATGAAACGTAACGCCTGAATGTCAGGCTGGCATTGATCAGATTATCAAGCGCGTTTCTGATAGCCGTTGAAACCACCCCGTCAATATTGCTGATGGCAAATTTCAGGTCCTGCGTACCATCAGCGTTTCTGGCTGGTAAGGCGATATCAATCGCAGAGCCGGTGAACGTTTCCTGTTGCCCATTTTCCAGTGTCACCGTGATATCGTCCCAGCCACGCGTTAACCAGTAATCGACGCCGCCCACTGTTATTTGCAGGGTATCAATGATCACCTCATCACCACTGCTGGCATAGAGCCTGTTTAATACCGTCATGCTGCTGGCCACTCCCTGTTAAGCGCAATGTCGATAATATCCATCCCGGTAATAAATTCCGGGAACTGGCCCCATGGCGGGGGAAGAACAATCGGACGATCATAGAGTTCTAACTCTGCGGTGTACTGCCAGTAGTTTCCCCCTATGATGTTTGGCCCCTGATAGATATCAGTGAAGCGACAAACCTTTGAAGACTCGCCTCCAGGTGTTCGTAGCTTCATATTGAACCATGCTGAGCCGTCAGTTATTGCATCACGAAACCATGCCTCAAACGCCTGGGCCTCCATATCAGTGAATGTCCATGTGACACTGGCCATTGTCGGGGTAGACATATAGCGTCTACGCTGTCTTGCTCGACCTGAAGTTAATGACGTTCTGAGTAACGGGCTTACCGGCTTTAATCCATATCCGTCCTGAAGAGGGACAGGAAGCGAGTCGTGCGGATAGTTGATATTGGTTGTGATAGCCATTAGCCCCTCTTCCTCGATGCAGTCCATCCACTATTCAGAGCTTTCGAAGCTTTGCCGGTACCGGCAGAAAGATCGTTAGCCGTCATCTGATGGCCAAGAGCCGCGCCGCGCTTCACAGCATCCTCTATCAGTAACAGCGTTCGCTGGTCAGGGTCGCCATGAATCTCGATAGGAACGGTAACATTTCCGGCCTGCTGGGCAGAAGATTGTTTATTAACACGATCCAGAGTGGCATCCAGTTTTGCACTGGTTTTAGCCGTCGTAACCCTTTCCCCTTTCTGTAATAACCAGGTCCCTGTTTCTGGCACGCTGTCCATGCCATCGTGTGCCATGCCGATTGCAGAAATGTTTGAAACAATTCCTGCCGTTGCGGCGGCTACCGAAGCCATAGCGGCGAGGTTGTACGGGAAGGGGTTAGCTGCAGCCATTGCAATACCCTGCTGAATGGCAATCATTGATTGTGCGATAGCCACGGCCTTTTGAGCCACAAATGCCGCTTTATACACTGCGGATTGTTCTCCGAAAGCCTGCTTGGTAAGGTCAACCATTGAACCGAGTCCATCGCTGACACTGCTCAGCATCAACTGATTACGCTGATCATTCAGTGCCTGAAGACTTTCATCGTGCTTTTTCTTCAGCTCAAGCTCTTTAGCATCCCACTCTTCGTTCAGATCGGATTGAGACTGGCGATATTCATCCAGCATACCGAGCTGTGTTGAGTACCAGTCCTCAAGTTCCTCCTGGGCTTTATCTACCTTACGTAGTTCACCACTCTGCCCGCCGAACATCGGATCAATACCTGAAAACTCAGGCGCTTTTTGAAAAGCATTATCTGATATTGCCTTAGCAGCCTTCGCATAGTCATCGTCGTTAGTAAGCCCTGCGTCTTTTGCATCTTTAAGAAGCTGGACGCGGTCCCGTGTTAATTCGAGGAGTTTCTCCTCAGGAGTGAGCAATTCCTCCTGAAGATCTCGATATTTTTCCAGCAACTTGTATTTATCAATTTCGGATGCAAGCCCTTCAAGCCTGGATTGCTGTTCTTTATTGATGCCAACGAGCTTGCCAGAGGATATATCAAATCTGAGTTTTTCAAGCTCAGTTGCTTCTTTTGTTTTGCCGTTGAGTTGGTCAGTTAAAGCAATTTGCCTGAGGTAGCTTTGCTCAATGGATTTATAGGCACTTTCAAGTTTGTCTACTGGCGCCTTTGTTGGTTTGCCATTTGTACCTCCTGGAGGTAAACCAAATTGACTACCAGCACCTACCGTAGCTGCGCCTAAAGGAAGCTTACCCATGACGGGTTTTGATAATTTATCTCTCGTTTGGATTAGTATATTTAGTTCATCATTCAGGGCTTTTACACTGTCATCCCCTCCGGTAAGCCAGGAGAACATTGATTTATCCTGAGAGTAAATACTCTTTCTTCCCTCAAGATTTTTTTGAAGATAAGCAATGCGCTCATTTACCTGATTAATGTTGTTAAGGTCAATTTTACCGCTCAGAGCCGCAAATCTGTTGCCAGTACTTGCTGCGAGTTGCCCAGCTCCTGCTGCCGCTTTAACAAGCCAGCCAGCGAGTTGAGCAACCTCAGAAACCAGGTCAGTAAGTCCCTGTAATACTACCGGGTCGGTTAAAACATCCCGAAGCTTATCCAGAGACTTTTGCAATGGGGTAAGGTCAACTTTTGCCAGGCCTGCGGCAATCTGAATTTTTAGCCCCGAGACTTGTGCCTCCATATCTTCGAATAACTGGTTTACCTTTACCAGGTCATCAATAGAGGAAGGGTCTGGCGCTACCCCGTATTCTTTCGCCAGTTCAATAAACTGTTTCAGTTTTTCATTATTGTTATCAAATAGCGGAAGCAGTTTTGAAAGGTCATTGCCCAGACTTTCCAGAATGGTTGTCTTTTCAGCATTGGTGCCGATCTTACCCAGTGATTCACCAATCGCCAGAAGTTGTTTATCAGGGCTGACTTTAGATAATTTCTCAGCTGACAACCCTAAGGCATTCAGCGCATCAACAGCCTCTCCGGATTTATTAATGACCGCGTCACCAATTTTATCGCCAATATCTTTAAATATATCGGCCATCTGATCACCGGATACACCTGCCTTTTCAGCAGCAAACTGCCAGGCTAAAAGCTCCTGTGTTGATATCCTTAATGACTTTGCCCAGCGATCTGTTTCAGTAATCTGCTTGGAAGTACTTTTCAATAACTGAAAGCCTGCTGCACCAACAGCCAGGCCAGCGGTTACAGCTGCCGCACCAATACCAGCCAGTGCTTTTCCGGCCGCAGCAGCATCTTCCTGTACCTGTTTGCTCCATTTTGCTGATGCACGCTCTGCCTGGTTAAGTCCTGAAACAAATCCACCCGTTTTGGCAATCAGGTCGATAGTCAGTGTACCGAGATTTTTCCCAGCCATAGTTTATGTCCACTCCTTCATGGCCTCTTCGAGAGTGATCGCGGGCGCGTTGATGTGGGGGGTGAAGTCGGTAATGGTGAAAGGCGGGGTGTCTTTTCCCCGATTGATGTTTGCCAGCACAGAAGCGACCAGACCTGCAGCCCATTCAGTTCGCATCATAGGATTAAGGCTGCCATATTTAGAGCGATATGCAGCCCACACCTGATATTCCCTTATGCTAATCAATTCCTGAGCTTCGGCTATGGTTCTCCCACCAATACCGTTAATGACTAATTCACACCAGAATTCGTCTTCTGCGCTGAGTTCTCCTTTCCCATGCTGTTCACTTCCTGAATGGCAACCAGAAGCGCTATAGTCAGGTTACCATCCAGTGCACCGCGCTCAGGATCAGCATGGCCGGTAACATCGTCAGGAGTAAGAACGGGGTTTCCATCTTCATCACAGATTGAAGATGCGATGCGGCAGGCTACACCATCTGATTTTCCATTCATGGCCAGAAGATCAAACTTGGTGGAGTGGAAGCCGAGAGGACGAACATAAGTTGTCGCGGTGTGTTCTACGCCATTTGAATCTTTCCAGGTGATTTCTTTCTCTACAGGCCGTCCAGTGAATGCACCTGAATTTTTAATCGTATCGAGCGTAAGTTTCATCATCATCTTCCATTAAAAAGCGGGAGTAATCCCCCGCATGTTTTATCTTTAACTCCCGGATTCGACCTTACGAACCCAGACACCAGCTCCGCTGCGCTGCAGAGTTGCGGCTGTCGTAACAACCGTGTTCTGCTGCCAGTCGAACGGGAAGTCACTGACATACGCCTGGAAGGTGTACCAGGTTCTGTCAGGTGGCAGGTCCATTTCCCCATTAACAAGCGTTGGAGCGCTTTCACCATCAGACCAGCCAATAGCCCACTGGATTACTTCATCCTGGTATTGGTCATCTTCAGCAAGCTGCCACATTAAGAAATGCGATTCGTTTTTCGGATCGGCGTTAATCGTTGCCGATGCTTGTCCTGGCGTGCGAAGTCCCTTCTTGAACTTCTTGCTATTACGCTCACTCAGACAAGTATCTTCAATCTGGTCAGCCGGGTTAGTACCTGGGTTAAAGTTGGTAATACATTCAATCTCGTGGATCACCCCACGAATTAACCCATACAACTGGGTTCCCTGCGTCAATACAGACATAGTTATCTCCGGACATAAAAAAACCCGCCTTAGCGGGTTTGTGGAAGGTTACTTTATCGGGGGACTATCCAGTCGACATCAAATGAATAGTGGTAACTTTTGGTTTCATCATCCCGGTCCTGCTCACCCCACCTGACGATATAAGCATGAGGCTCAATTGCATCGCGTAATGCTTTGGCAACAGCTATTACTTCTTCTGCACTTTTCGCATACACGTCAACCTGAATGGAAAATGAGTCAGCATCTGGACGCTGCTTTAAATAATTTTCAGGGCCGCCACCAGGCAGGTTTGACCAAACCGCATAAGGGTGCACTATTTGATCCGTCTGTAGCTTAAATGGATACAGCCTGACAGGGCTTGAACCAAGCAGATTAACAACATCAGAACTAGCAGAGCATATAGGAAATATTGGTGCTATCATGCTGATGTTCCCTTTTTATGAGCACGTTTTATAGCGCGATCTATACCGGCTTCAAAGTTCACAGAAAAGGTTGTAAAAACCTCATTCATGCGTGAATTCGCAGCTGCTCTAACCAAAGGTTTTGGTGACATTTTTTCGGTACCAAACTCCAGTAAACGCCAGTGTGGGGTGGGAGCATCTTTTGCCAGGCTTGGGTCTTTCTTCAAAACTGCTCCCTGAAGAATTCCTACCCTGAAAGCCAGGTCACCTGTTTGTTTATAACGTCTGTTATTCCAGCGAACGGCAGCATTATCGGAGATTTTGCGCGCAGTGTGTGGATCGTCTAAACGCATGGCATTCTGCTTTACCTTCTCAAGGATAACATTAGCCGCTTTTCTTAAAGCTGCCCTGCCTGACTTGCGCTTGGTCTCGTTCTGTATGGCATCCAGTTTCCCAAGTAAAGAATCAATGCCAGTAAGTTTAAATTCGACACTGTCAGCCATCTCTTACCCCCATTGAACACGGAAGAGTAAGATATTCATTCCCGCTTTTTGGATCAGGTAAAACACCTTCAATATTGTAAATACCACCGCGAAAAAGGATACGATGTTTGCGAGTAATCCCGGTACGGAAGCGAATCGTTATGCGGGTAGTGATTTCTCCCTGCGATGCCTGCGCTGCGATAAATTCACGGGCAGACAACGGGGAAACCTCTGCCCAGACAATTGCGACATCACGCCAGGTTTTATTTACAGATCCTGTAACAGGATTCTGTGCCGTCACCGGCTCCTGGATTGTGATCTGGTGCCGTAATTTCCCGGCCTGCATACTACCCCCTTGCTTTTTGGCTGAGGTATTGTGGCTTCAAATCATCAAGCCTAGAAATTTCGATTGTGTCTTCTTCAGCCATAGACTGGATTATGAGATCACGTAGTGCCACATTCGAATCAGCCAGTCGGTTTATCGCGGCCGTTTGTGCCATTTGCGCTACTGTCTGTTCGCGTAGCGCCGCTATCAGTTCGTTTACCTGTTGCTCGTTCATACGCAATTTTAACCCATTTTTTTAACCACTCGCGCCTTTCAGCGCATCCTGAACAGGACATTTTTACACCCCGTAAATTCGGTATGGTTGCAGCAAGGCTTCAACTGCAAAGGGTACCTCTGCCACGGTCTGCCCGACGGACACTGTCTCCCTGTTGGCATACCAGTGTCCGATCAGCAGTAACATGGCCGCCTTAACATCATCATTCAGTAGAATCGGGTCCGGGTCGTCTGAATAGCCAGGGCTGCTTTCAGTCTCATACAGCGTTCGCCTTGTCCATGTCTGGACATAACGCGCCGCCGCACCGGCGTATAAAGTCAGCAGGGCATCATCACCGGTAAAGTCGGTATCAATTCGGCAGTGCTGTTTCACAACATCTTGATCAAGCATTTGTTTGCCCCGAAAAAAAAGCGGCCCGAAGGCCGCAATAGTTATCAGCTACCTGCGCCGGTGCTGAATGAACCATACACGAACGCCTCAGGGCGTTTAACAGCCAGCGCCAGACGTTCTTCGCAACGAATGGTGATCATGTTTTTCTCGAAGTCGTCGTCGTTCTCCGTGGAGATCACCACGTTCGCATCTTCGCGGTCGAAGATTTGCGCGCCAGCGTTGAATGCACCGGTCAGGAATTTACCCTGGAAGGCTGCCGCTTCCGTTGCAACAACCGGCAGACCCCACAGAGTCGGGCCAGTCAGTGCCGACGGGTTAGCCAGGATGTAACGGCCAAGGCTGTCTTTTGTCAACTCGATCCGCGCCCAGTCAATGAAGTGAAGAACGTGACCGGATGCCGGGAAGCGCGCCAGCTGCGCCTGCAGCATTGCCAGACGCAGATCATCAATTCCGCTCTGCTGTTCAACAGTAAACGCCGGATTAAACGCTGACGCCTGAGGAACGATGCCATGCAGATGCACACCGGTGCCGTCACCGAAGAGAATTTCCTGCTCCTCTGCGTACTTCAGGCCGTAACGCATTTCTGCATCAACGGTTGACTGCAACTGCGCAAAGTCATCCAGGATCTGCTTTGAGGCTTTGAACAGGTGTGCGATGGTGCTGACGCCAGTAATTTTAGGCGTAAACTCAATATCGCTGTATGGCTTCTGCGTATTTTCAGGAACCACTTTTGCATTATTGGTAAAGCCCGTCTGCTGCACCCAGAAAATAGCCGGGGAGGAAGTGCGGCCAGGCGCAATCAGATCGCGAATGAACAGGCGCTGTTTTGGTGCCGTATCGATGCCAGGAATTCGCTGGGGTTCGACAACACCATCAGGCACATCCGCCGAAGTCAGTGCGGCCTTAACCGGGATACTGATACGCTTGCCACCTTCCACGCCGGAGGCAAAGGTTTTCAGCGCTTCAGCAGAGATCACCTGCTGGCCGATTGATTCCACAACATGCTTCGCATTAGCCATCGGCATCTGAGCAACATGTTGCTCCAGCTCCCCCATCGCCGCCTTCAGCGTTTTTTCTGCTTCACGCAGGGCGTTGAACTCAGAAGCCATTTTATCAACGGCTGCCTTGGTTTCTTCTGACAGCTTGCCGGACTTCTGCGCCTCTTTGAGTGCGTCTTCTGCTTTCGCGTTGAACTTGCCGGTTGCCTCTTCAATGCTGGCAGTGACTTTTTTCAGAATATCGTTTACTTCAGACATAAAGGGTCCTTATTTGACTAACGCCGCCAGGGCGCTTTCAAGTGAATTGATGGTTTCAGGTTTGATGTCTTCGGTAGCGCCCGGCGTACCGTCGTTGGTGGTGACAGCGCCAGGCATGCCACCGGATAAGGCTTTAATGAGTTTTCTGCGCTCAGAGCGCGGGGTGTTGGTTTTAGCCAGTAGCGCATCGAGCTTTCGCAGTGCGGCGGCAGGAGATTCATCACCATCACTGACCGCATCAGCAGAAAGCAGGCTATCAGCTAGCCCCTTAGCTACAGCATCACTGCCACCGATATAACTTTCCGCATCCATCAATTTCTGAACGGCTGTCATATCAAGGCCAGAACGCGCAGCGTAGATGTCTGCCATAGCGGTATCGAAGGGCTCCAGAGACTGCGCCAGTTCTGCAAAGTCATGGCGATTACCCATCGCGTAGACCCAGCAGTTGTGGATCATCAGGAATGCACCGCGACCAATCTGAATATCATCCCCGGCCATCGCAATGACCGAGGCGGCGCTGGCGGCAATGCCCAGCACCTTCACAGTTACATGGCCTTCGTATTCGCGGAGAAGGTTATAAATAGCCAGACCTTCGAACATGTCTCCGCCAGGCGAGTTGATATTCACCGTAACGTCGGCACCGTTCATCACCCGAAGCGCACCGGCAATTCGTTTAGCTGTTACCCCTTCGCCCCAGTAGTCCTGCCCGATAACATCAAAAACAGAAATGCTGTTGTCGTCAGTGGCCGCCGCTTTGATCCCGCCGTCCCAGCGGTCCAGTGCGGACGGTAATGTTTCACAGGTAACGCGCGCGCAGGGGCGACCCGCCGGTGCTACCGGTAGTTGTTTTTTGCTCATCAGGAAAGTGCTCCTAAGCGGCCTGTTTCAGCGGAGATTGTTCAAAGGAGATATCGGGGAATACGTGGTTATGCAGCTCTCGCAGGGCGAGGGCTTGAACAGCAGGGTTGCTGCTTTCAAGATTTTTCAGTTGCGTCAGGTTGAGCTGAACGGTGTAAATATCGCCCCCTTCAATCGGCGGCATGTTCTCAAGACGACGAACGTCATTGCGCGACATCCAGCCATTCTGAAGCGCGCTTGTATAGTATGCCGCGCGACCGGCACTGTCAGCGCGCAGCAGTCCTTCAACGGAGAACTCTGCAAACACTTCGTCATCGCTGTCGAGTAAGCACCGACCAATTTCCTGCTCAATATTCACCAACAGCGGTCGAAGTGTATGAGTCAGGAACTGCAGGTTCATGCCTTCCAGGCTTGATGCCCAACTGCTTTGTTTCGTGGTGTGGCCAACCATGAAAGGAGGCACGCGAAACCAGCGGCAGATTTCCTCAATACTGAAAGAGCGGCTTTCCAGCATCTGGGCGTCTTCAGGATTCATGGTAACGCCCTGGTACTTTAGCCCACCCTCCAGCACCATTATTTTTCCGGCATTCTTTGAGCCGGTGAACTTTGCCATGTACTCCCGGAGCCTTTCCCTCTGCTCATCGTTTAATGCTTGTTCCGCTGTAAGGAAGCCAGAACTTTGTAACCCTTGCTCGAATATTTTTGCCGCAGACTCTTCTACCGCCATTGCAGAACCGATCACATCGCGGCCGGTTTTCATTGGCATCATGCCGCAAACACCATCCAGACCGAATCCACGAATGTGCATGATGTTTTTGACGGCAATGACGCGTTCGCTACCGTTTTCGGTGTATTTGTATTCCAGCGCCCCGGTAGTGAGGCGTTTAACCACCATGTTCTGCGGTAATAAAGGCACCAGAGAAACCAGGCGGTTTGCGATGAATTTCTTCTCAATGAAGGCGTTCCCGCGCAGGCAAATACTGGCGACCACCATCAGCATAAAGCGTGATGGTGTCATTTCTGAATTGGGTCGGCGGCACAGTATCGAATAGGCCGGATGATCGGTTGCCGCTTTGCGCGAACCGTCAGGCTGTCGAACGTATATTTTCAGCGGAAGGGTTGAAATAGACTCGCTTAACAGTCTTACGCATGCCCACACAGCCGATAGCTGGATGGCTTTATCGGCCGTGACCACCTTTCCGCTGCTGCTGGTGCCATACCATTCCTCCCAGAACGTGCCGGTAGTCAGGCTGATAGGCACACCAAGCCAGTTAAGCAGAGCGCTTTTCACCCTGCCTGGCTGTTTGTTTTTTTTCATCAGAAACCTACCATGATGGGATTATTGAAGAATCCGGAGAGATCCTGCTGGTCGTTGCCACCGTTAACCAGAACGCGGCTCATTGCGGTGAACAATGCCGCCGGGCCATCAATCTTGGCCTCTGGCGTGGATTTGTTCGGGAAAATGTTCTCGTTCCGGTCAGGCTTGACGGTTACGTTGGACATCATCCAGTTCATCACCGGGTGATCGCTGTGATGGAAGCGGCCACCGTATACCAGTGCTTCTACCTCTTTCATCGCCTCAGAGAAATTGCGAACGGTCTGCGGTACTTCCACCAGCGGCAGCCCTTCTTCTGCCAGTGCAAGGCTGAACTGCGTCGCACTCCAAGGATCGAAGCCAATTTCTTTCAGACTCTCGCCAGCAACCCACACCTGCAGCTCTTCCTTAATCTGAGCATGGTCGATTACATCCCCGTCGGTAAGGATCAGCTTGTCCATCTCGGCCCACTTACGATAGAGCTCTGCCATCTGGCGTGAACACTTCTCAAGGCGTCCCTCCGGCAGCCAGAATTTAAAATCCGCATGAACGTGGCCACCTGGCGCGCGCCAGACTTTAGCGGCTGCACAGATATCAATTTTGTTTGAAAGGTCAACGCCCACCCATGAGGGATAGGTTTTAAGTTCGTGCTGCGGGGCGATAACCTCGCATTTTTCCCATTTCATCATGTCCATCCAGGCAGACTCAGCGGTAACCCAGATATTCATGTGTTTGGTGAAAAAGTTAATCCTGGCCGAAACCTGCTCTTTCGCCTTTTTAGCCAGGCGGCGCAGGTCATCCCAGCGCTTACAGATACCCAGCCCCGGATTCGCCTTCTGCCAGACTTTTTCATCAAAGGGATCGTCACCTTCGTCTAACGTGTAGATGATGGCAAAAAACGTATCGTCTTTTACCAGGCCACGCAGGACCTTGATGGCGTAATCACGCAGTTCGTAACAGATACCTTCTTTGTTGAAACCGGCGGTGGTGATACCGAAAAGCAGAGATTGCAGGCGCGCGCCGGTTGCCGTCTCCAGAACGTCCCAGACGTCACGGGTTTTATGAGCATGCAACTCGTCGACGATGGCGCAGTGGATGTTCAGGCCGTCGAGGTTGTTCGCATCTGATGATAAAGGCTCGAATTTGGAGGCCGTTTGCTCCTGATAGATAGCGAGCTTATTGAATTCGAAGATCCGACCAAGAGTGGCTTTCGCCTTCTTGACCATATTTTTCGCGTCTTCAAAAACAATTCGCGCCTGGTCACGGGTGGTTGCAGCGGAATAAACCTCCGCCCCGCCCTCGCCGTCAGCGCCAGCCATATAGAGCCCCACGCCGGAGCAAAGCGTTGATTTGGCATTTTTACGTGCCACCTCAACATCTGCTGTACGGTAACGCCGAACCATCACCGGCCGACCGCTGCCGTCGTTACGCAGGACTGTTTCCCCCGTCTCTTCGTTAACCAGCGGGATAACAAAACCAAAAATATTAATCAAGATGAAAACATGCCAGTCCATCAGATCAATAGGCTGGCCTGCCAGCGCGCCTTTGACGTGAGGCACAAAATTATAGAAATTCAGAATGTGCTGCGCGCGCGGCTCACTGAAGAAAATACCGCGCTCTTCGCCGTGTGCCAGATCGTTAAGAAAACGCTGACAGGCAAGGCGCACATACTCACAGGCAATAATTTCCCCCGCCACTACCTTCTCGGCGTAGCGGATGCCTTCTGCAACCTTAGCCATTAATCCCTCGCTTTCATAAACTCGGCCAGCGGGTCAACCGTATCCGGACCTTTTGCATTCACTTTAGAGCGGCTGGCTGGCGTCATGCCGAACTCACCGAGCATGGCGCGCAGACGTTTCCAGGCATCAGCTTTCATGATGGCCGCAGGGTGAGCCTTTATCATGCGAATCTCTCGCTCTTTGCCTTCGTCTGGCTCTTCGTCGCTATATACGGCGTAGGTGTAGCCTTCTCTCTCCAGCGTATCGCAGTGATGCCGGTACTCGGTGTAAACCTCAACCAGAAGCTCAAGCGCTCTCGCGTCCAGTTGCGACATGACGCCAAGCGCATCGAGCTCTTCGGCCATACGCCTGAACCAGTATTTCCCCTGCTTGTCGAAATGCTTCGGCGTTGGGGGTACCCCTGCAACTGGCTTTGGTTCGTTTTCATTAATCGGGCGTTTTGATGGGTTACCCCTCACCAAACGTAGATGGGTCGGGGTTTTCGGTGGTCCAGACATAATCGAAAACTCCTATTAATCATCGAATGGGGGACCCCATAAAAAAGTTTTCTAACCTGCGGTGATGTGAAAAGAGGTTAGGCGGCGGTCCTTTGGCGCGTCGTTCCTGAACTTTCAACCCGCCCTCCCCCTCGGTAGATTCAAATGAGAATTGCTTTCATTTGAGTCTTTCGACCGCTGTTTTCGCCCTGTGGCAGGGCTTGCAGAGGCTTTCGAGGTTGGAAAGGTCATCGGTCCCCCCATTTGCTTTGGCGGTGATGTGGTCCACCGTCTCAGCGGGTGTATACCTTCCATTTCGCAGGCATTCCTGACAAAGGTGCTTGTCTCTGTCGAGAACGATTGGGCGCAGCCTGTCCCACTTACTGCCATAACCTCGCTGATGCCTGCTCTGGCCTCGCTGATGCTGCTGCCAGCCTTCGTTAAGATGCTTGGGACAATAGCCTGAGCGGTCAGTGGTTGTGCCAGGGCAGCCACGCTTGCGGCATGCTCTCGGTATTAACGCAGGCATCAGGCTAACCTCCACGCCCGGCGGCGTTCTGTGCGTGGCACTGAGTCAGGGTGACGCTCAACAGGTTCGCCGTCTGCATGGTCCACCAGTGAGTAACACGGATAGATCACTGAGCCACCACATGCATCACCCACAGCGTAATCGGCGGGCTTGCTGTTATCCCAGCGAGATAGCACGCGCTGCACATGCTCAGGTGGGACGCTATAGCAAACGCCATGAATGAGTCTCGATAGCGTGATGTAATCAGCGCGTGTCTTATCAGCCACGATTAGCCGCTCAGCAATCTGCATCTGATACTGTGGAGGCCGCCCGGTACCGAGGTAAAAACTCAGCATGTGACACGGGAACCTCGACAGCCAGACAGCAACCTGTTCTATAAACCCACTGACTGGCAGGGCATCGTCCTCCAGCACAACTACCCGACAGGATTTCTCAGCAGCCCATTGCAGCGCGCGGCGATGATTCCAGTTCGCCCCACGGTCACTGCTATCAATTAGCAGGACAGCGCCAATGGATTCAGCCAGACGCAACGCCTGTTTGTGTCGCGAGTGGTGACCTACCACAACAAACTTCACTTGTGTTTCCACCATGCCGCCTCCTTACCGACGCCCTCAGTTTTAAACACCGTGTGAACCAGAGGGCCGGTGATCAGCCTGTCAGCAAATGACTGCGCGACAATACCGAACGCCAGCATATCGCCTACCGCAGCGCCAGCCTGTTCTTTCTTCCAGAAACGATAACTCTCTATCCGGTAGTAAAGACGGATGATGCCGTGAGCGAACGCCATCACATCAGCGCGGGTACCACCAAGCAGCCCAGCATTAAGCATCACATCGGTGCGGTGCGCTTCAATGAAGTCCTGATAGATACGCTCCGGATGATTCTGTTTCGCCCAGGTGTCGGCGTAGGTCTTGGGTTCAGAACCGACGTACACCTTTCCGGGCTCCATTTCTTCCCACGGCGCGCGAAGCATTTCGACATCGGTACCATCGGTACACCAGACGAACCGGTATTCAGGATGATCTCGCAGGTGCTGCCAGATATGCAGCCAGCGCCGGAAATAGACATTCATCTGTACGTCAGGGACGCGGTGAAGTTCAACATCTGCCGGGGCTGTCTGCAGTTCATCCACCAGCGCTATACGTCCACACTGCCGGAGTGATGCGGCCCATTTATCCAGCATGTCAGGCGAGGACGTCAGTTTGTTACCGCGCTGCGGGTCTGGCTGGCTGGTTAGCAACGTTGTTATTACCACGTCGCGCTGATATCTATATTCGGCATAGCCTGTATATCCTGAATCCCGGCGCTGCCCGTAAATCACTGCGTTCTTTTTATCGAGCGCTTCACGTTCTGGCCTCGGTATGCTGCGCGCGCCTTCTTCGTACTCGTCCATTGAGTGAATCAGCTTTTCAGAGCCAACCACATCAGCAAAAGCCCAGGACGTTAATCCAGCATTATGAATACGGAGCGCCAGATCAGGATGCTCGTACATGCCGCGACCGTATACGGGGTCGAATCCACCAACCTTATCAATAGCGCTGCGATGGTAGTAAAGCATCACCCCACGCTGCCCGGTGAAAGCGATATGGTTATCGTCCCGGTACAGGACGGTCATATCGTTAATCTTTCGTGGGCCAGCAAGATCGAGAAACTGGTAAGCCAAATGCGGCTCTGGTGATTCGATGTAAGGTAGGTGCCAGTTATCAGCGATTGGCCATGCATCATCATCCCATAGGAAGAGATGCTCACACCCGGCGTCCACCAGCGCGGTTAAGCTGGCGTTCTTCGAAGCGACAATACCGCATGATTGCTCATGGCGTAGAAGCTTCACATTATCGGGTAAAACTGCAGCAGGTTTTGAGCCATCGTCTATGACAACCACAAGCGCTCCAGATGGAAGGTGCTTCATATGCTGCTCAATGGCGCACTTAAGAACTTCCGGCCTGTTATGAGTAGTTATTGCGATGCCAATTGCTGAGCGTTGGATGCTGACAGGCGCATACTGAATACCGTCTATCATTACCTGCATATTCACCACCATGGCGCTTCAAGTTGTTTTATTTCAACTGAGCCGTGAATTGTTATTCTCTTCACCTCTCCGTTCTCTACAACTATAAAGCCGTCAGATCCGATCTCTGCTGCAATCACTTCGCCTTTTTCATCGTCGGCGCTGAAAACATTTTTTATCTCTTTACCGTCAACCAAGACCAAGTAACGCTCTTTTCTCAGGTCAATCTTTCTTCCCGGATCACCATCCAGAACGGTAAGTCTCATGTGCGTTTCCTTTTAGACGTGAGCCTGCCGCACGGCAATGCCGCCCGAGAGGTAAACGCAACCTAACGGCATCACCCAGGCTCACTACTGAAAGACTCTCTTCATGGTGCGCGTGCGAAGCGCATTAAAAAGCCCCGCGTCTGCGAGGCCTGTTACTTACGATGACGATCAACTGCCAGATTCAGCTTCAAACAGCAGCAGAGCTTCTTCCGACTCTTTGATAGCTTTCGTCGTTCTGGCCACCATCCCGCTTTCAGAAGTTACCCGGCTTAACTGATTCACGAATACTTGATACTTCAGTGGGTCATCACCAACGAACTTGATAGCGTCAGCTGCGGCTGCCGTATCGTAGTTCAAGGTTGTCAGCAGGTTTAAGCGGATCTGTTGTGCAGGTGTAACGGTGATTTCAGACATTGTTTATCCTCTGGTGGGTATATTGATTGTCTTATCCGCTTGTTGGGATAACCATTATCAAGCCCACCAGCAGGTGAGCTTTGTAATGGCTGCCACTTCCCGGAGTGGCCACGCTCATGCCCTTGAGGTGCTGTCGCTCTTTCGCCGCTGATGACCGGTGCGTGTATGGCGTTCGCGCTGCTCTACCGGAGCTTGTTTTGATCTATGAACCCTCACCCATCACTACACAGGCTCGCCATTATGCGACTCGGGGCAGCATCATGACTGCTGCATTGCCTTTCGGCTGCGGTCTAACCGTTTTGCTACTTGATTTCGAGCTTCTCCTTCTGACAGTTCGTCTGCCACGCTTTGTTATGCGCCAGGATGTCTTTCTTCGTCTGCCGGTCCATGACGTCGATGTCGTGATCAGTCAGGTAGATTGGCTTTACCCAGTCACAGGCGGTATCAACCACCACCGGGACGCTTCCACGTGTCACGCAGCTCGCGATCAACATCGTCATCAGGCATGCGGTTAACAGTCTGCTGTACATTACTGGCCTCTTTCGTTGCTTCTACCCGACGTTCGGCTACTGATTCAGTGGCGGCGGCTTTTTCTTCAGTTTTTTGCTTCTGAAACTTCGCTTCCGTTTTTGTAGTTCCTGAAGCATGACCAAAGCCGAAAGCAGCAGCTATAGCGCCGAGAACAGCAACAGCCAGCCCAATAATCAATTCCATAGTCATATGGCCACCCGTTCCCTTACCCATCCGTAAACAAACGTCTCGTTTGCGCTGCGCTGTTCTGCAAGCTCGAGATAACGCTGTCCCTGGCTGCAATTCAGTGCCCGGAGCATAACCAGTTCGCCCTCTTTTCCTCGCCGGGAAAGATAGCTTTTGAACGCGCTGATAGTTCGCGGACCGATAAAACCATCTGCAATCAGATCGGGATAGAGCGTGCCCTGAATGTTGAACACGTTCAGCCAGCGCTGGAACCATTTGGTCTGAACCGATGGGCCCATGTTTACACCGGTATCGCACAGTTCGGCGGCAATGGTTGGAGACACCTCAGAAACAAGATCAAAGCGTGGCCCTGTCCAGTAGTCGGCGGTCAGGATATCCAGCGCCTGTTGGCGGGTCAGGTTTCGCATATCACCGGTGAATCCGTGGGCGCGGGCTACCGCTTGTGTGATCCCCCAGTTAGTTGGACCGCCCTTATCGTCAGGGTGATTTACGTAGCCGCCCTCTTTACCGAGGATGGCGTTAAAAATTTCGTCTTTGGTCATGCGAATGCCTCAGGACGTCAATTATGCGTGCTACGTTTCCACGAGCCCAGAGAACGGCGGTGCATATCAGGACGTTCACCAGCACCACAAACCAGTGCGATTCATGGTACAGGCCGAACAGGTAACGGAAAGGGACGCTGGCGTATACCAGCACCGTGAAATAAGCCATCAGCGATATCAGAGGGCGATGTCTCGCCCCGCCGCGCTGGTAGAACATCAGAGCAAGGACGATCACCCCACAGATGAGGGCATTCACCATCGCACTCGGATCACTTGTTACCATTGCTGGCCCCTCCACCACGTAAACGTGAGAGAATTCCAAACAGGCTACCCAAATCCTGACTGTTGACGAACGTCAGCAGCTTAATGGCAATAGCAGCTACGATTACCGCGCCCAGCGCATCAAGTGGCCTGTCGCTATACCCCGTCCATTTGGAGAAGTAAGAGCCAAGCAGTGGAGCGCCGATAACGCCGAAGATGAATGAGGTGATGAAGTAGCCCACCAGCTTAAGGCGGCTGATATTAACCGCCGTAGCGACGTAGAAAACTGCGCCAGCGAATGCACCAAACACCACACCGTAATCTATGCCGGTTGCCAGGCCGAACATGCTGGCCCCCATCAGACCACCAGCCGCTACCGTAGTGCCAGAAACAGGATCGGACATTTAGCCCCCTCTTATTGCCGTGAGTCCTCTCAGAACGAGGGGAAACAAAAAAAGGCCGCCCGTAGGCAGCCCTTAGAAACAACAAAACCCCGCCGTAGCGAGGTTTTTTATATTTTCTTTCTAACCGTGGACATACAAAGCCCATCGTTAGTGTCAAATTACATCAAAAACGGCAACATTGCAAGCATCGTGACGTTAAATTACGCGATATCCGTCAAATTATCGCTTCTTGTTACTTTTTTCAATTGGGTGTTTGAATAGCTCTCTTCCTGAAAGCAGCGAGAAACAAGCATTTCGTAGAATGGCTTCCAGCTGTAGCGCCAGGTGCGATCAGGAAGACTTGGCAGCTCAGAGAATATTCCCCGGTAAGCAATAGATGACTTTGGCCTGCTGTAACCGCGCCCTTCGCAGCGCTTGCATTCCTTATAAACAGGTACGCCTTGCAGCTCAGTTGCTTTACGGTCCAGTGTCTTACCTGTTCCTCCACACTGGCAGCGCTTACTTATTTTCCCGGTACCGTTGCATTTTGCGCAGAGTGATTGCTCAACGTTCTTCACCTCACGTTTCTTTTCGAAAGATGATGGCGACTGTCCGAGGTCTTTTGCCCACTGAGGAATCCTCATTGTGTAATGGCTTTTGGTGACCGTACTGACTTTTTCAAGGAGACCTTTACCGTTGCATTTTTGACAATCGGATAAATCAGCAGCTGACGATGCATAGTCGTTGTAGGCGAACTTGGCCATTATGAGCATACAGAGGGGGAATTTCTTTCCGGCGAGACGGCGTACTGCAAAAGGCGCGGATTGCTTGGCATATTCAGCAAGCCAGTTTATTGATGCTTCTCTATCGTGTTTGCTTACACCTGCCTTACCCAGATACATGGAAAGACCAATTCCTGCATCTGCTTGGGTCATGCCCAGCGCAGCCATAACATCAGTGACCGTCAGTTGTTCGCTGGCAGTAGCGCGAACACTATCGGAAATATGCATTCCTTTTGGGGCAAAGAATTTAACAACGTTATCAAGGTCCATGAGCGTCTCCACTTACGCCAGTGCACCGATTGCCAGCGCACGATCTAAAAACCGAAACAACAGCGTTAACTGATCGCCGTGCTTCGCTTCAAATGCCACAGGATCAGCGTGCAACTCATCGTGATGCGCTCTGCACAGCGGTATCACAAACAGGTCATGCGCTTTGGTACCCATTCCACCCTGCCCGTGGCCTATCAGGTGGTGGGGGTCGTCTGCCGGGTTATTGCAGCAACTGCACTGCTGCGACTTCACCCAGCGGGTGTATTTATCGTTCTCCCATCGGCGGCGCTTTGGCCTCAGCATGAAAGATTCCGGTGATTCAGGTTCGACTTTCACCGAGACTATCTTCTTAACTTTCTCCTGGAGGATTTCAGTCGCCGGTAATGACGGAACAATGTCGCTTTCCCGCATCACTGAGCTGTGAGATTCAGGCTTAATCCTGAGTGCCTGGTTAGCAACCGATTCAGGAATCAAGTCAGCCAGATCGTTACGTACCATCCACCAGCAGAACTCCGGAAGCGTCAGGGTGTGGTCTGCGCCAAAGCCCAGCATAATATTCACCCTTTCGAGTAGCCATTTTACCAGGTTCTGCATGGCAATTCCTGCCAGTCTTTCAGTGGTTTGTTCACGTAACTGGTTATCACAGCCCCAGCAAAGGCGAATGCTTCCGGGGGCATGGCGCATCAACGTAAAGTCCTTTGAGTGCCAGTCATTGTGGGGCCACTGACATTCGAATTTTCGCTCCAGCCAGGCATCAAGACTGCTAAGACCACCAGCACGCTGAATAACCCTCTCATTCAAAAAAAGCTCCTGCATACTGACATCATCTGTCAGTGGCTGGTGCGCTTCCGGAATGAGGCCAGATGGCAGGTGCTGGATTGCTTCGGAAGGCGTTTCAATCACCACCCGGCCACGACGAAACAGCCACAGCAATTCGTTACCTGGGCGGAACAGTACCACTCCGGAAATTGGCGCAACTTCAGGTGTCAGTATGGCTCTCACGCAATTTGCCCCTTAGCAATATGTTCAGCCCACAGGCCGCCAATCCATTTAACCCCCTTCGCCGTGAACCTTGCCTGGCTGAAGGCGTAGTTGGATGCATTTGTGGTCCCTGTCTTCACCTCAAAGCGTTCTGCCTCGATGTGCTGGTGATATGGCGTTAGGGTACCGTTCAGGCGATACATGATGTGGTTGTCGAGTAGAAAAAGCCGGAACTCTGGTTCTTTTGCATTTAGAAGCTTGGCAACCTGCCGGAATGTCATTGAGCCAGTAGCTTTGACGTAGCGATCAACAAATTCTGCCTTTGGCGCGGCGATGGCCAACTCTTCACTCAGGCGCTGTTTCTGTTCGGCAAGATCGGCGGCCAGGCGGAGTGCTTCAGGTAGAGTTTGAGGCACCACCATCCCAGCTCCGCTCTCCAGTTCCTGCCAGCGGTCAACAAGACGCGCAGTAAACTCCGGGCACAGCTGAGCAACTATCACATAGCTGTCTCGCTTGTTAACTTCGTAGAAGTGGTAAACCTGCTGGTTCTGAGGGTGGGTGTACTGCATTGCAGCATACCCCCCAATCACACCAGAATTCATGAGGCGCTCGATGGTCACACAGACGTTGCTGTGCCGTGAGTCGACCAACTTTGCAATCTCACGGCTGGACATCGTTATTTGCTGCCCTATCGCGGCGGTGTGGTGAGTCGGACACATAACGGTGATATTCATCTGATTCATGCTCTTCTCCACTTATCAGGCGGCTGCACCCGCCAGAGGTTCATGTTTCTTGATCGATATCTCTACTCGTCCACCAGGTACTTTAGGGCCCCACTCCACCAGCATTCGCTGCACCTGACTGTCATCCTCCCAGATGCCAGCGTGCGTAAGCGCGTCAAACAGTGCCTTGTTGTAGTTGTCGATGTCGCGGCGGCGTTCGTCAGGTGGGTACAACATAATCTCTACGGCAGCCGGTGCTGTTGAAGGCTTTGGAAGGAAGCGAAGTTGCTCGACGATCGCCACACAGGCAGCGCTTTGATATGCCCTGCCTTTGGCGCTGATAAGATGGCGGCCTTTTAACGGCCCTTTGTTCGGGGCTCGCCAGTAAGTGTTTACGCTCGGCGGGAACGGGAGCACCAGTTTCATAAAGTCACTCCCTGCTTTTTCAGCCATTCCACCGCGTTATCTCTGGCCATGTCTCCACCGGATAACAGGCCTTTGATGATCGCTATCGGATCAGCATCCAGTTCTGTTTTGACGACGGTAATGCCCCTGGCAACGCCAGGAGCAATGGAGAGGTAACCTTTTTTCTTTAGCGCCTTCACATGCTCAGCAGCAGCGTTCGGCGATGAGCAACCAATCAGTTCAGCAAGCTCTATCAACGTTGGAGGGAAGCCAACCTTTTCAATGTGAACCTTGATAGCTTCATACACTTCACTTTGACGCGGCGTTAATTTGATCATGACTCCTCCCCAATTCGGCCTTTGTAACGACCAAAGCGCCCGTTAAGCCGCCCGATGATGCTATTGAACATCACAAGGCTCACGCCCATCGGTTTCACCTTCTCGTGGTACTCCTTCAGGATTGGCGTTACTACTGTATTCCAGCCTGCAGCACGCTTCTCGGCGATGGCTTTCTTGAGCGCGACGTTGCATTGGCGGGCAACGTCACGAACCGCGTTTTCCTGCTCGGTTGATAGCTTCTTCATGCTGCATGCTCCCGGTTATTTGTCACCGGAACAGCAACACCTGGAATCAATTCAACCGCAGCTGACTCGGCCTGATTACCCCAATGGTCCCAGCCTGGCGCACCGCAGCGGCTGAACAGTTCGATTCGCGGAACGTCACCGTAAAGCCTCTCCAGACGGAAACGGGCCTCTGCTGGTTTCTGGCTGTGCTCCCCGAGTGGGCTGTAAATAACCTGCTTGATGCTGGCACACTGGCGCTCAAGTCCGTTCCCCCTGGTGGCTATCAGCAGGTCTTCCGTATTGGCTCGGGTGTAGTTTCCGCCGTTCATGCGGGTCTGCTCGTTAAGCAGGTCTAGGAAGTCGTAAAAATCCTCTACTCCACCAGCCTGAAGCGCTTTGTTGATGTGCTGCTCAGCCAGTTGGTTGAACTTAACCCAAGTGAAGCCCTTCATCGTGCGGACCTTAAAGCCCCATGCTTCAGCCAGTTCAATAGCTTCTTTGGTGTGCGTGCCGGTGAACCACATAGCCAGAACAGCATCATCGGCAGCCAGGTCCCAAACAGGCAGACGCTTCAGGTCTATCAGCTTCATCGTGCCGTAGTGATTAGTAGCCGCGCCATTGCTGACGGTGTTCCCGTATTCCCAGGCTGGATCAGCGTAAATCAGTGAGTATTTCATTAGACATTCCTCGCTCGGCCAGCAAGACACCAGCCATCTACTTGGGGTTTGGCTTTGACTACCATACTCAGGCAGCGCTGGCGCTCAGCGAGAATCTTCTCGCGCATAGTTTCGTTCTTAGACCGGTTGAATGCTTCCATCAGGACAGTTGCGGCACGCAGGAAAAGCCCCTTATCAAACAGTTCTTGAGCCTTATTCATCATCGCAATGACAGCCGGGTTTGGTGCTGTTTCCTGTTTTGGCTCAGTCACCGTTTCGACTTTTTCAACTGGAGCGCGTGGGATGATCGGCCCGATAGGTCCTGTTGGCGCTTTAGCGTAGTAGCGGAAGTGAGGACGTTGGCCTTTTCGCTCAGCTCGATTAAGCATGACAAGGCGACATACAGCGCGCTGAACACTGTGCAATTCGTACTCTGGCAGTGCTGCGGCGATCTCCTTATTCGTCATTCCAGGGTTATTGGCCACGAACAGCTGGATTGTTTTGAGAAAGCTCATGAGTTCGCTCCTCTGAAACCGTTGGGGACTTTGCTGTAGTCAGTGCTCTTGAAGCTGGAACGGAACACGCCATCCTCTCGGGCCCACTCTCCGTTGATACGAGGTGGACGCCCAGCTTTGGCCCAGCTGTTCGCTGACTTCAGATAGCCAGGGAACTTTGTTGGCTGGAAAAGAGTCTGGGGACGAAGGTAGGCAGACATCGTCAGGTCTTCGCTCCACTTTGCGTTGCAGTAGTCCACCACCAGCGATAATTCGTCAACGGTGTAACCTTCCCCAATTCGGGCACGAATGTTTTGCAGCGAGGTTGTTGAAACCTGATAACGCGAACTGGTCACTTGGTTCAGGTGGGTTAAAACCTGTTTAGCCTGATCGGTGATCAACACATCACCGTCTGGTTGCGGCGCAACCGGACAAATAGGGTTTTTAATATCTGTAGTATTCTCTGTTGTATTCTCTGTAAGAACATCAGTGCAATTTGACCTGATGAGAGCGGTTCGTTTTGACCCGATGGAGCGTTTCACTTTGACCTCTTCCATCGGTTCATTTTGACCTGATGGAAGAGTGCAATTTGAACTCTTCGATTTAGTCACTTTGACCTCATCTAAAAGCTCACTTTCGTAGTTGATCGTGTAGTAGTTAGTCATGTCGCGCTGAGACTTATTCAGCTGCTCAACTTTGAGCACGCCGAGGTTCTTCAGGCGGGTGAATGTGCGCTTCAGCGTAGACTCAGACCAGAACGGGAATTGCTCCAGCCACTGCTCGTTGGTGTTGTAAATCCAGCGCACGCCGTCACGCTCCAGTCCGGAGGTGGTTTCTTTAAGCCAGTAGTTAACCTGCTGCAACGCAATAGCCTCGTTAAGGCCAATGCTGTACGCAAGGTCAGGGTTAATCACTATCGGCCGGGATGGCATCAACAGGCTCATGGTCGTCCTTTAACTCTGTAAATTTACGCTGGAATTGCTCAAGAGGGCTGAAGCACTCATGATCGTACCCTTCGCGATGGTATATAACGCGTCGAGTCTGTGGCTCCCACCTGACGACGTGGACGGGGATGCCTCTGTGGTCTCTGAATCGCCGGTCAACTTCAGCCATTCCTCACGCCCCTTCTCATTCATCTGAGCGAAAGCCTCTACCATCGCGTTCTCAGGCTGGTAGTTGTTCGAACCAGCCTGGTCGTTTAATCTCTCCACATAGCCGAACGGGGAATCTTTTCCCACCAGTGGAAGGCATCTGAATTGCTTCGCTGGTCTCAATCGGTTTAAACTGTTCATGCGTTAGTTTCTCCACTGAATACGACACGCCACGACGCCCGGAGCTGCACACTCGCGGGCGTCACTTCTTTTGGCTTTTCTTACGGCTAAACAGCGCGACAATCGCGCGGATTTCTTCTTCACGCGCAGCCAGGTGACGGCGGTGATGTTCGTGAATCTCTTCAGCTTCATGCGGCTCAATCACTCCATCTTCCAGGGCTTTCTGGATAATCTGATCAACCTGTCCTCGGGCTGCTGCAGTTCTCATAGCGCGGGTAAACAGGTCTACGCGATCGAGGTCTTCCAGTTGCGGAACATCCACCAGCAAAGCGCCGCGACGTTGCGCGAAGTAATCAGCCAGGAGAGACGTGTTTGAAATGTCTTCCATCGCCTCCAGCTCGTTCACTTCAAAGAAGCGGCAACCGTTCTTCTCGTACAGGTTGTTGTTGAACTGCGTGACTGACATGCCAAGAGCACCTGCCATAGCCTCACGGCCACCGGGGTACGCTTTGCACATCGCTTTCACTACTTCTTTCAGGCTTGGCTCTACCATGTTGATTTTCCTTTTGTAGTTACTTTCAAGCAGCTGAATCTGTAGCCTTTTGATAAAGGCTCGCATCGTATTTAAGCTTGCCTTTCGTAATTCGCTCGATGACGAACGCTTGCTTTTGAGGGATCACTTCACCCCATCGGCAAACTGCCGGGTGGGAAATCCCAAGAACACTTGCGGTTTTTGATACACCGCCGAAGTGCTCAATGACTTCTGATTTACGCATGGTTCCTCCTGGTTAACTCACGCCTTAAAGGTAACAAAAGGTACATCAAATAGCAAACAACAGTTACAAGGAATCAATGTAACATTGGTTACATGAAAACAGAGATGAAAGACCGAATAAGATCCCGTCGAGTTCAGCTCGACATAACGCAGCAGACCCTGGCTAAACGCTTGGGCGTCAGCCGTGTTTCCGTGACTAAATGGGAGAGTGGTACAACCAAGCCTGATGGTGAGAACCTCCACCAGCTTGCAATGGCGCTGCAGACAACTCCAGAATGGATTCTTTACGGTCAAGGTGAGGAAACTCAGGACGATACTAAAGTTGTTCCGTTCCTTAAGCCCCCAACGGCAGTCCCTATTATCTCCGCTGTTCAGGCTGGTATGTGGACTGATACTTATGCATGCTCAAGGCTTTCTGATGTGATTTCATGGACGCAAACCACTGCAAATGTTTCTGATGAAGTATTCGGATTGGTAGTTCGTGGCGAGTCTATGACCAACCCTCACGGTCTGCCATCTATCCCTGAAGGGTCAATCGTTATTGTTGAGCCTCATTATGGCCAACTGGATGACCTTTACGGGAAAATAGTTGTGGCGATACTTGATGGTTCAGCAGAGGCAACGGTCAAAAAGCTTGTTTGGGATAGCCCTTACGCATACTTAATGCCCCTCAATCCTTCATTTAAACCCATTCCAATAGACGGCAATTGCCGAATTGTTGGGAAAGTAGTTCAGATAACCCAGAACATTTAAGTTCTTCATTTCCAATGCCAGATATCCTTCTGGCATTTTTTTTGATCCTTCAGGTAACAAAAAGTACATTCGCCGCTTGACCATTAAAGTAACTAAAGGTACATTTAAATCACACCACGGGTACTGACAGTTACCTGCGCCGGTGTGGTAGTTAGCAGTACGGCATATGGCACATGTGCCGCAGCGGTCCGGGGATTCCTCAGGCAGTATCCCGATCCAGCGGGTAGCCGGAATGTGCAAGCCAGTTGTGTACGACAGCCAGAGACGTTTCACCAGCGTGGCGATCAGGTGTGACACCTCGGAAGAGACGAGGATAAAAGCCATTCACAATAAGTATCAGTTGGATGCTTATCGGGACTGGATGAGTTACCACTTGAAGGAGTTAAGCATGACCATTCAGGTTCGTGTTACTGACAACCCTTGCAACATCGGAAATGGATTTTGGGATATAGGTAAAGCTTTCGAGGTTGTTGGTGAAACTAATTGCTTTTACATAATTGAAGGTGGTTTCAAGGTTAATAAGAAACACTTTTCGATTGCTGGGACAGCATGTGGTAATCACAGCGTGAAAGTAGAACTTATCACAGAGCAATCACGATAAAAGCCGGGATAACCGGAACATAACTGAAAGCGTATTCCTCTTTCACTGATGGGGATCGGTTTGTTAACTGGCGGAGTGCGCTTCCAGTTGTGGTGAATGGCGGGGCTGACCGTCAAACGGTTGAGAAAAGATAAGCAGGCGAAACGTTCTAAGCGAGCATATGGACTGATCGAACGCGGATGGAACGGGCGGTTACGATATTGAAACACCGCGCCACTGAGCTGGAGTTCAGCACCAGCCACCACAAACGAATCACGTTAGGACCGTGGTTAACCGTAGTAGCTGTACCAGATGCTGTGTGTAGTCTTGGCGGTCGGCAGTTGTGAATGTCCTTAATGTCGACCGCCCCTTTTACACAACTGAAAGCGCGTTCAGCCAGTTCCTTGAGAGGCCTCAGTCGTTAAATCAACTCAGGGGAACGCGCTCCCAATTGTGGAGAAGCTTGCTGGCGGTGGCAGCCGCCCGTTTCACTAAGTGCCCTGGCTGGGTGCTTACTAAAACGAAACCCCTTTATTTTTTGTCGCCAACCGGCGAGGGATTCGTGCAACCAAAAATCAGCGCTGTGCAGAGCGCTTATAACACGGAGAAACTATCCATGACGAACACACAGAACGTTAACGAAATACCGCAAAGAATGACGAATAAGGAAGTTATTGAAGCTGCACGTCTTGCAGCCAAATTTCTTCCTGTTTCATCTTCTCAGATCATGTATGAGTTGTCATATCGCTTAGAAGTTTCAAGTATTGCTCTATCAGAATCACTGGAGCAGCGTAAGGAACTGGCAAAAGAAAACAGCGCGCTGAAATTTGGTGTTCAAAGCATCCATGACACATTTACGTCAAGTGATGATGAGGATGTTTTCGAAGCTATCAAGCTTGTTCATACCCTGCCGACAACAGCAACTGATGTAGTCGCTCGTGAGCTGGCTGCAGACAGTATTGATGAAGCTGTCCAGATCGTTATTTCACTGATTAACCATCAGGCACCGGGTGTCGTTGCTGTTCTCAATATCCTTAATCAGCATTCTTCAAACCTTCGCACGGGGAATGTGAATCATGGCTAACTCATTCAAGCAAATGACCAAGGCCGGTGTAATTAAGCGCACCGATACCGGGATGTTTATCGCTCTTTCCAATATCCACGTTCGTGAAGGTTTCAATAAGCGTGAAGATGATGAACGCACCCGCCAGGCTGATGATGACCTGTTCAACTACCTGATGAGCGGTGGTTCTGTTCCCCCGCTGGAAGTTATCGCCCGTGATGAAGGTGGTGTGTGGGTTGTTGAAGGTCACCGCCGTCGCCGCTGCTATGCGCGCTGTGCTGAAACTGGAAAGCCAGTAGACCGCATCCACATCATGCCGTTCAACGGTAACGATGTGCAGCGCCTGGCTCGCATCATGACCAGTAACAACCAACTGCCGCTCTCCGATATGGAACAGGCTGCAGTTATTCAGGAGCTGCATAACGCCTTCAATCAGACCACCAGCGAGATCGCAAAACTGGTCAACAAGTCCGTTCCTACCGTCGAAAAGCTTCTGCTTCTAAGCACGGCTAACCACGACGTTCAGAAAGAAGTTAAATCCGGCACCGTGTCAGTAGATGTGGCAGTTGACCGAGTAAAAGAGTTCGGCGAAAAGGCCGGTGAGGTTCTCCAGAAGGATAAAGCTTCTGCTGCCGCAAAGGGTAAGAAGAAAGTTACCCGCAGCGTGATAGCGCCGGAAATTAGCGTGAAGAAAGCGCGGCGTCTTGTTGAACTGATTTCCCTCGCCGGGATTAGTGACACAGGCGTTATCTCTCTCGAAGGATTGGTCCATGCAGAAGTCGTGGAAATTATCGACGAGCATAAAGCTATCGCAGCTCAACGCACTGGAGAGCAGAAATGAAATTAACTCTGAAAGATATGAATGGTCTTCTTAATGGTAAATGCCTTCCTTCTGATCTGATTGTTGGCGAAACGCTTGCTGAATACCTGGTGCGTAAGTTCGCAGAGTTAGATCAGAAGCTTGCAGAGTCTCAGCGCGAGTTCCGTGCTGCTGATGCGACTATCGAGAATCTGCAGATGCAGGTTGAGAAGCTGGCTGCGGAGAATGCGGGGCTGAAAGCGGCTATCAATGAGCATAGCGAGGGTTTCACTGTATGCCCATGCTGTGGAACTGAGCATGACAGTTGCCACGATGATGTCTGTCGTGCCCTGAATGAAACCCCGGCGACTGACGCCTTCCTGGCTGAAGTGCGGGCGCAGGGCGTGGAGATGTGCTCATCCGAAATACAGAAACAAATATGGGATGAGCGAGAAGGTGATGGGATTGCAGCAGCGATTGACGCTATGGAAATTTATGCAAGCCAACTTCGCAAAGGAGATCACTCATGAGCAACAAAATCGCTGCGTTCGTTAAGCGCATGGAAGAGCAAGGGCGCACTCTGGAAGTGAATGGAAACTTTGTTGTGGTTACCCCTGCCGCTGGCCTTTCTATCTCAGACATGATGGAGATGCAGAATCTCAATAAGAAAGGTGAGTTGGCGGATTACATCACAAAATCCCGCAAAGGAGTGCAGTCATGAGCAAAATCGGAAAGCCAACATACGAAGAACTCGAACGCCGCTTCCAATCTTATTGCAAGCACGATGGTGGTCGCATGTTTAACGGAGAATCAGGCGATATTTGCGCGATATGCGGGTGGGATACAACCAAATGCCAGCACCGTAAAGCCGATGGCTGGGATAAATACTGCCGTGAGTGCGGCGAACTGCTGAAGCCGGAGGCCGCCCAATGAGCAACTTCGACAAACGCGCATTACGTGAAGCAGCGGAGACGGCTACTCCTGGTCCATGGGTAGAAAAACGCGGAGAGGTAACAACCGCAGATTACGAGGTTGAAGGCGCGACTTATCTCGACCTCATCTGCAACTGCGAAATTGTAGGAACGGAAAGCCCTAACGCTGAGTTCATCGCCGCAGCCAACCCTGCAACCGTGCTGGCGCTGCTGGATGAGCTGGAAGCCAAAGGCCGAATGGTAGCTGAACTCCTCAACATCATCAGCAGGCATGCCGTTGAGTTAGGTTGGGGCGAAAAACCAATCACCCTGGCTGAACTAATCATTTCCAGAGAAGGTAGTGGCAGTGATGCGTTGGACGCTATCCGTGCCGCCGCAGCCGGTAAAGGAGATGCATCATGAGCACTATTACCAAACAGCAGGCGCAGAAAATCATTGAAGCAGCCGAAGAGGTTATTACCGCACTGGCAGGTACAAATGAAGATGTTCGTCCGAATAACAGCACCAAAATTGTCCAGCTTTACGATGACCTGAACGACTACTACGCACCGCCAGAAGTTGTGCGAGAGCTGGCGCGTATCGCGCTGGCATCGCTCGAAGCGGAGCCGGTTTATCAATGGCGCCCAATTTATGAGGGTGAGGATAGCTGGAATGATTGTACAAAAGCTCAATATGGCGAATTTGCACCGGCGCCTGACTGTGAATTGCGCATTCTCTACACTGCCCCGCCAGCGCCGGTATCTGTGCCGAATATTAAATTTCCTTCAGATGGTGATGCGATTGGTTACTTAGGTATGACGCCACTCTTCAGTAAGGACCAAATTCTGGAGTTGAACTCCTGCCGCGCCGCCATGCTTCAGGGTGCCGAAAACACCGAGTCGCGCTGCACCATGCAGACCGCGCCAGCTCTGGATTCTTCGCCAAAAATTGCCGAGTCGCGCTGCAGCAACTCTCCGGTGATTCCGGATGGTTGGGTGGCGGTGCCAGTAGAGCCGACCATGGCGATACTGGACGAGTTCGACTCAATTATTGACTTCGGCGCGGAAGACTCGAAGGAAGCATGGAGCAGACTTATCGCAGCAGCACCGCAGCAGGAGGTGAAGTGATGGCTAACCTGCAACTGGCTGTTAACGGTGAATACTTCGACCAGATGAAGCGTGGCGAGAAAACAGAAGAGTATCGCCTGGTAAATCCGTACTGGTCCCGCAGGCTATCGCATGGTCATAACCAGCAATTACCGCGGCGCTTCGACAGGCTAATTATCACCCGCGGCTATCCGAAGCGTGATGACCAGAGCAAGCGTATCGATGCCCCGTATGCTGGCTACGAAGTGAAGGTGATAACTCACCCGCACTTCGGGCCCGACCCGGTGAAGGTATTCGCTATCAAGGTGAATATCCATGCCTAACCCATTCGACGCAGTGATGTTCGTGCTGCTGGTCATCGGCGCACTTCAGGGTATGGGATGGCTGCCATGGTGAGCAAACTCAAACAGCGGCGCGTGCGCCGCCTTAAAGCCGACGTGAACTGGTGGCGCGAAGAGGCAGAGTATTGCCGCTCCCGCATGCTGGAACTGGCCGGGGAAATAGACAGGCTCAAGAAGCTGGTTATCCGCGTGCCGATGCCTGTTCTGATGCCAAAGGAGATGGTCCACCAGCTCTATTACACCGAAACAAAAAGATGTCGTACCTGCAATGATGGGCTCCGTGGTGGTTGCTCATCTTGCATTTTCTATAAGAGATAGCCGGGTGCAGCCGGTTAAGTGGAGAGCTATATGATGAGCGGACAAAGCCAACGTTTTCTTACCCCTGATGACCTCTATCAGCTTACTGGTTATCGTCGCCCTTCCCTTCAGTGCCGAGCGCTGAAAGAAAGCGGTGTATTTTTCGTGCCCCGAAAAGACGGCAGGCCAGGAACAACATGGGATCATGTAACTAATCCTGCAGGCCTAAAGCTGGTAGTGAACAATCCAGAGGAAGAAGAACCAAACTTTAAGGACATGTAATGCCCAGAATCCGCAAAAACCCAGATGATAACTGGATGCCGCCCCGCGTTCGCCGGGGTAAATCAGCATATGAGTTCAGAACCCCTGACGGAAGAACAGTCAGATTGTGCAACCACGATCTAACCAAGTCTCAGGTCTGGGCAGCCTATGAAAACTTCATCAACGATATCAAGGTTGGTTCCAATTTCCATGCCCTATGCGAAGAGTTTTTTAACTCTGGTGACTTCCATGAGCTGGCAACAGAAACCAGAAAGGATTACCGGAAATATGGTTCAAAAGTAAATATCGTTTTCGGAAAAATGAAACCAGAAAACATCAAGCCAGAGCACATCAGAAAGTATATGGATAAGAGGGGGGTTAAGAGCAGAGTTCAGGCGAACCGGGAGAAAGCCTTTATGTCTAGGGTGTTCAGGTGGGCATATGAGCGCGGAAAAGTGAAAATGAATCCATGCCAAGGTGTGAAGCAGTTTAAAGAGCAGGTGCGCACACGGTACGTGACGGACAAAGAATATGATGCACTCTTCAGCGTTTCGTCGGTACCGGTGAAGATTGCCATGGAGTTGGCCTATTTATGCTGCGCACGCCAAGGAGACATTCTGGATCTTAAAAAGAGTCAGATACTGGATGAAGGGATTTTAATTCAGCAAAGCAAGACGGCAGTGAGTCAGATAAAGGCGTGGACAGTACGCCTGTCAAATGCGGTCACCATGGCTGATTCTCTGCCTTTAAATAGTGGTATGGTGAGCCTTTACGTAATCCACCAGCAGTCTGGTTCTCGTTATACACGTGATGCTTTCAATGCTCAGTGGATGAAGGCGAAAAAGTTAGCCGCAGAAAAATTTCCTGAGCTCGAATTTAACTTCACGTTCCATGATCTGAAAGCTAAAGGGATATCTGACCTGGAAGGAACGCTGCATGAAAAACAGGAAATATCGGGCCACAAAAATGCTTCGCAGACTGCACGATATAACCGCAAAATATCTGTAGTACCGGTGGTTGGGGGGCAGTAATGCCCTCTTTCTATGGCGAAGTTGAATGGCGAAACAATGGCGAATGGCGAAAAATAAGCAATAAAAAACCACCTTTCGGTGGTTTATACGACACTGCTTATCATTGATTTTATTCTAGTTTTCCCATGGTAGCCGGAGTGGGACTTGAACCCACACAGCGCGAACGCCGAGGGATTTTAAATCCCTTGTGTCTACCGATTCCACCATCCGGCCAGGGAAGAAAGTGGAGGCGCGTTCCGGAGTCG